GTTGCTGACGCGCTTGTCGATGACGTTGAAGGCATACGGGTCATTGCGAACCGCTGCCCGGGAGCGCGACCGCAAATTGCGCAGTGCCGGGGTGTTGATGCTGTTGATCCCGTTATCGGGAGCGTCCCAGCCAGTGGAGCGGCGTCCTTCTCCAGCGCCTTCGTAACTGGCCTTGATGTTGGACGGCAGCACAAAGCCGTTACGGGTCAACGTCGGAAAATGTCGGGCCATTAAAGTCCCCTGCCCCCGTGATAAAGGCGAACCACGCGCGAACGTGGCCCGGCGGCGCTGGCCAGCGACGAGCGTATTTCTTCGCGCGCCTTGAGCAGTTCATCGACCGTGCGGTATTCCACGGTACGGTCGGTGTAGCGCACAGTTTTTTCACCGCGAGCAATGGCCGCCTCAACCGCGTCGAGGTGCTTTTTTGTAAAGGACATATCAGCGTCTCTTCAGGTAACCGCTGCTGGAGCTGCGGCGTTGCATGGGTTGGGGCGCGGCAGGCGCGGCCGGCTTTGACGGAGGCGGATCGTTGCGCCGCACCGGCGCTGGTGCAGGGGGTGGCGACGGATCGTCTTCTTCATGTCCATCAGGCGTCGACTCACTGGCCTGGGGCCGGGCTGGCTGTTGCTCGCCCTGGTCGAACAGGCTGGCCTGCGCTAGCGCCTGCCGCAGCTTGTCCCAGTCGTTTTCGACATACCGGTGCAGACCGAGGAAGTTGGCCATGGCCAGGTTGTACACCATGAGGTCCAGCGCCTCGTTGCGCTCGGCCTTGCTCTTGACCCACTCGATCCGCTTGTAGCCCTTCACGTAGCGGGCGATCTTGCGTTCGGCAACGCACTGCTGGAAGAACTCGTCCGGCAGCCCAACTGCGCAATCAGTGGACAACCCCCTGCCCCACGCTGACCGCTGTGCGGGAACACTACTTTCCCCACATCAAGACTGATCGCCGGTTCAAGGAGCTCGTCCAGAAGGGCCAGATCCAGCTGAAGCTTAAAAAGCTGCACAACTCGTTAAAGGCGCAGCACGTGATCTATCTGCACGACTTGGCCGAGTACCTCGACCACCAGGCCGACGAAGCAAAGTAAGCGACATGAATCAGATGGCCCCGATCATCAGGGGCAGCAGCTCGCCGTCCACCTCTCACCTATGCGGCGGCGAGCATTTTGGAGCACAGCACATGCAACCCTATCAATACGCACTCAGTGCTGGTATCGCCCTGCTGTTCATCTTGGCAATCCTGCCCTACTTATTTGGTGTTGCCCGCCGCCGGGCACATGAAGAAGGCAAGGAAATTGGCTTATCAGAACGTGACGTCACACATGCCCAGCGGCTCGGAACAACGGCACGGCGATTATCTCGCTCGAACAGGTATGCGCTGACTACTTCACGCACCTAACGCCGCTTGTATTCCAACGCAAGGTGCTGGCAGGGGAGATCAAGCTGCCTATCACCCGACTTGAACCGAGCCAGAAGAGCGCCCGAGGCATACATATTGCCGATCTGGCCCTCTACCTGGACCAGCAGCGGGATGCTGCGCGCAAAGAGTGTGCGCAATTGAATAAGAGATGACGGGCCGTCTGATACGGAGAATGCACCCCACTTGATCAGTGTCAGCCTCAGCCCAGTCGGGTTCGCCTCAGCGAGCTTCCGTCGATGGCCGCCTACGATCGGCGGCTATCAACCCGCCCCCAAACGGCCGGCTCAGGCTGGGTCAGATCGGCGGAAATGCTCAAATCCAATACGAGATAGTGACCGCTATCGACCCTAGCTGCCAAAGACTACGGGCAGCAATCGGGCAAAAGGGGTCTTATAATTTCTGCAAAAGCTGGGACGATTAATCGTCGTCTTCACATGGATACGGCGGATCCACTTCAGGAATTCGCGCCTCGAACTCCGCGGCCAGCCATTCATATTTTCGGCGTACTCTGTCGTCGTCTTTGAATTGTTCCCGCAGCTTTTCAATCTCTGCTGGCGCTTTAAGCATCGACTGCCGGAACTTACGAAGAACTTTTTCGCCGGACATGACAAGGGAGCTGTCATTCAAAATATGCCTAAAAGCAGTCGCAAGGGAGGCATAGTAGTAATCACCATCTTCTTGTATGAACGACTCGAACAGCCTAAATGTATCAACAGCCCTATAACGCTCGATACAGTGCTTATCAATCAAGAATCTAGGATGGTCGGCCTTCTTGGATTCAAGGAAATATGCTTGATTCATTGCTGGCCCGAACATTGGGCCACCTTGGATGTGAACAAGCTTTCCGACTGTCACACCACCGCGAAGCAATAGGTTATGTGACATCCACATCATCGCGCTAATTTTAGTGAGTAGATCCAGGACCATTTGCGACGCAATAATATCATCGGAGCGCGCGGATAGGACTAAGCTGTCAGAAAAGTAGTTAATGCTAACCGGGTGCATTTGCTGCTGGACTGTTGACATGTATCGAGCGGTTTCTCGAACCCGCTCTACTTCCCCCGCAGGAATTAGCTCCAAATTAACGGTAGTTACAAGCTCAGCTTCAATCTGTGTCGGATGCATCGCCATCAATGCATCAAGAATCTTCTGAGGCAGATCAGGTGTGACGGCGCTTTTCTCTACTAGCTTGCCAAATCCCAAAATATCTACAAAAGCAATGAACCGTTCTTCGTACATCTTGATATGACCTGTTAAATTTTGATGACCATGCCAGGGGTTTCTAGGATCAGCCCAGTTTTTTTGTTGGCACCCATTTCCGCTTCGGTCCGAAAGCTGAATTTTGCGAAAGGCCGTTTCGGCCAAGAGCAGTGAATCGAATACTGTATTGAATTAACAACACGCTCTGGAGATTACAAGATACTCAGTTGCTCTCGCACTGCCTGATTATTAAAAACCAGAGCTAGGTAGTTGAATCCTGGCTCACTGGAAGTGTAATAGAAGGTATCACCGCCTATGGTGGCTAAAAAATGAATTCCGTGATTCTCGTCAGTATCGACGCTCACTTGGAATTGACCTCTATATCTAACTGTTATCTGCGCAGCCTCACCATAGAAGCATTTAAGCTCTCTCTCCAGACTAACACCGTCATGAGCCGGAAATGGGCGTACTATTCTTTCTACTGCGATAATTTCCGCATCAAAAAACAAACCATGTGTAGCCATAAATACTCCCTACAGACCAATTTTTAGCTCGACTTTAAGTTTCTATCTTAGCCCACATAAGCTTATGCGTGCCGATTTTCGTGTTCAGCTTAGAGCAGCTCGAGTGACGCGTCCATGAAACGAGAACCGGGTAAAATCACAGGGTGACGAAGGAAATTGCCGCTGAGTTGCATGCCAGCGTCCCTGACCAACTCAAGAGGCATTGCAAAATGTGGTCGTGGGGAGGTGTTGGCTGAGAGGCAGCTTTGGGTCAAAAGCAGCCACTCCTAGACAGACCGACCCAAGGCGGTGTACGCGCTGAGCAGATCATGGCCGCTTCGTGCGGATCAAACCCTGCAATGCACTAGTGAGGTCCGATGCAGCCGAATCGTTTAGACGAGTACAAATGATGGTCAATCCCGCGCATCCCCACCAACTACTCAACTCGGGCGCCTAGGGTGACTTGGGCCTGGATAATCCGCTCTAACCAACTCCACTCCATATATCGATCGCCACGCCCCCTCAGATGGGTGTAACGCCGCAGCGAGTTCCAGTCACGATGACCGGAAACACTCGATACACGCGGGATGTCCCAATCCATTTCGAACAACCGGCTCACACCTTCATGGCGCAGATCGTGAAAATGCAGATCCTCCACGCCAACCATCTTGCATGCCCTGGACCAGGCCGTGCCGATTGAATCGGTGTTGTAAGGAAAGATCTCAGTGCAGAGACGTGGCATGCTTTGCACAATCGCCCAAGCCTCATCCGGCAGATGGCACCACACATCGTTGCCGATCTTCTGCCCGGGGTTCTTCATGTCCCGCACTTTCACCGCCTGGCGGTGCTCATCCAGATCCTCCCACATGATGCGAGCGATCTCGTCCATACGGCGCGTAGAAAAGATGGCAAACGCCACGACCTTCGGCATGTGAATGACTGTAGGTCGCCGTGCAAGCATCTCGAAAAAATGCTCAAGCACCTTGTCGAGTTCTTCGAGCGTTGGCCGGCGATCCCGCTCACGGCTTTTCATGTTGTAGCCGAGGCGCTTCAGGACAAGGCGTGCGTCGGGCATAGCTTGGGGGTTGATCTCGTACTCCCACGCTGCCCTAGCCAGCGACAACACTGAACCCAAGTGAGCCAGATCATTGCCGGCTGTCTGCGGTTTGATGCCACCGCCGTCAGCGCTCATGCGCCATAGGGCATAGTCCACCAGCACCTGCTGGCTGATGTCGGAGTCGACCATCTCGCCCAGGTAGCTGTTCTTGATGGCGTTCAACGTGCGTCGCTTAGTCTCGCCCAGAGGCCGGGCTTTCTCTGCCTCGACCAGGTAACGGTCGATCATATGCTTGACCGTATGCCCTACCCGGTTGGCGCGCTCGATAGCACCAGGCTCAGACAACTCGGTTTCCCGTCGCTTCGCCCAGGCCACTGCAGCCTGTTTGCGGGCGAACGTTTGGCTCTCTTGGTAGACTGTCACCTTATCGCGATTAATGCGGATCTGGACGAGGTAGCTAGCGCTGCCATCGGCCTTTTTACGCGTTCTGATCGTTGCCATCTGAGATTGGTACACGTCGTCTGTCGATTGGTACATTGTACCAAGCCCTTGGTAAAAACGCCCCAAAACCCCCAAAATTGGTACAAAACACGTTGAACGAAATGACTGCAAAATCAGGCTCAAAGCCACAAACCACGCGCCCTGAGCCGTCACGCCGCTTCAGCGTTGCACCCATGATGGACTGGACAGACCGCCACTGCCGCTTCTTCCTGCGCCTGCTGTCCAAGCAAACCCTGCTCTACACCGAAATGGTCACCACCGGTGCCCTGCTGCACAACGACGCCCACCGTTTCCTGCGCCACGATGCCTCCGAGCACCCGCTGGCCCTGCAACTGGGC